TCAACGGTGACAGCGTGCAAGTAGGTAAGAAAGGTGTAGTCGAGGTGCTGGGTTCGGAACGCGCCGTTAAACTCCCGTCAGGATTGTTGCTACGTTATAACGACTTATCAGCAGAGCAGAGCGAATCAGGAGTTGAGTACAGCTACAAGACTCGCCGAGGCCGAACCCGAATCTACGGTGGAAAGGTGACGGAGAACCTGTGTCAGGCAATAGCGCGTTGCATAATCGGTGACCAGATGCTAAAAATCAGCAAGAGATATCGCGTTGTACTAACAGTTCATGACTCGATTGTGGCCTGTGTCCGTGACGACGAGGTAGCTGAAGCACAAGCGTACATAGAGAAATGTATGCGCTACGTTCCAGAGTGGGCGGCAGGACTACCCATCGACTGTGAAAGTGGTACGGGGAAATCGTACGGGGAGTGTGAGTGAGTATAGCGCCGTGGTCGTTTAGCAAAGCAAAAGCCTTTGAGCAGTGTCCTAAACAGTTCTATCACGAGAAGATCCTCCAAGAGTATCCATTCGTTGAAACTGAAGCTATACGCTACGGCAACGCATTCCACACCGCCGCGGAAGAATATATCCGTGATGGTACGCCACTCCCTAAGAAGTTCGACTATGCCCAAGCGATGTTGGACTCACTCAATGCCAAGAAAGGCGACAAGTTGTGTGAGTTAAAGTTGGGTGTTACTGAAAACTTGTCACCGTGTGGTTTCTACGACACTGGTGTGTGGTACCGAGGTATTGCTGACTTACTGATTATTAACGAAGAAGACGAGTTGGCATGGGTGATTGATTACAAGACAGGTAAAAACTCGAAGTATGCCGACAAGGGTCAGCTAGAGCTGATGGCACTGTTGGTGTTCGCACACTACCCCAAGATTAAGAAGGTACGTGCTGGGTTGTTGTTTGTCGTGAGTAACGATCTGATCAAAGAGAAGTATACCGATTACGATGCACCGACGCTTTGGAGGAAATGGATAGCGATCTACCGCATAATGAAGCAGACCGCTGAGCGAAACGTGTGGAATCCACGGCCTAGCGGATTATGTAAGAGGCACTGTCCGGTGACAGTTTGTGTGCATAACGGGAGTAATTAGATGTCACGTAACTACAAGAGAGAGTACAGACTACAGCAAGCGCGGGGTGAGCATGACGATCGTATGGAGCGGCAACGTGCTCGCCGGAAGATGGATAAGAACGGCAAAGATGCTAACAACAACGGTAAGGCTGACAAGCGCGAAGGCAAGGACATAGCGCACAAGAAGCCGTTATCACGTGGTGGTTCTAACAAGGATGGCGTGTCAGTTCAAAGCCGAAGCCGAAACCGTGCGGGTGGTGGGCGCTTGAGCCGTGGTCCTCAAAAGAACAAATGAAGACTCGGATACACGTGAACCAACACGTGATCAAAGCAAATACAAAAGCCGGAGTAAACGATCCGGTGATAACAGTAAAGACTTATAAGAACAACACATACACAAACAATGCGATCTTAAGAGATGCAAACGGAGAGGAGGTAGCTAGGGTTGTCTACTCTCCAGATAAACCGCTCTCGTGTGGCGCAAAGGTTTGGATAGAAACGGAGCTAGAAGTGATATGCGATTCCCTTGGATAATTAAAGAACGTGCGGTAGCCCTGTTAAGGGGAGGCTTTTACCCTCACGAAGTACACTCTAACTTAGAGGTAGAGTTCGACTTGGATGAGTTCCAACTAGAAGATCTTGCGAAGCTCATTGACATAACAGCAAGGCAGTTAAACGGAGAACAAAATGAAAATACTAGACAACAAAGCACTGCTGTTACGGCTAAAAAATCCCAACAAAGTCACTACGGTAGTCGAGAAGAGCAGAGAGCTTCCTAACAACGAGGTCGTTGTTAACTGGGGTGTAGAAGAGGTACAGACTCTCAAGGAATTAAATATTAACGTGCCATCACCTATTGAAGGACGTTACCTTTGGCCCGGACAATATAAACCCTACGATCATCAGAAAGATACCGCGGCATTCCTTACCCTACATCGGCGAGCATTTTGTTTCAATGAGCAAGGCACTGGAAAAACAGCGTCGGCAATCTGGGCATCTGACTTTCTTATAGAGCAAGGCAAAGTCAACCGAGTGCTGATCATCTGTCCTCTGTCGATTATGGATAGTGCATGGCGCAATGACCTGTTTAGTTTTGCTATGCACCGGACGGTGTCGGTTGCCTACGGCAGTAAGCAGAAACGCAAGAAGATCATCAACGAGGGTTCCGAGTACGTCATCATTAACTACGATGGCGTGGAGATTGTCTTTGACGAGATCGCTAATGGCGGCTTCGACTGCATCATCATTGACGAAGCAACACACTATAAGAACCCACAAACTAAGCGGTGGAAAACATTATTTAAGTTAGTGAATGAAAAGACATGGTTATGGATGATGACAGGTACACCAGCCGCACAGTCACCGCTCGATGCGTATGGTCTCGCTAAACTTGTTAACCCCGCAGGCGTGCCACGATTCTTTAGTTCGTTCCGTGACATGGTGATGCACAAGATCACGCAGTTCAAATGGATACCCCGAGATAACGCCACGCAGATAGTGTACGAAGCACTGCAACCGGCGATCCGATTCACCAAAGAGCAGTGTCTTGATCTGCCGGAGATGGTCTACACCAAACGTGAAGTAGAGCTTACGCGTCAGCAGAACAAGTATTACAACGACCTCAAACAGAGACTTGTTATACAGGCCGCAGGTGAAGAGATCACCGCCGCTAACGCCGCCATCAATATGAGTAAGTTATTGCAGATCGCGTCAGGCGCAGTCTACACCGATGATGGAGAGGCATTAGAGTTTGACATCAAACACCGCTATAAAGTTCTGCGTGAGGTCATCGATGAAAGCAGTAAAAAGGTGCTGGTGTTTGTACCTTTTAAACACACTATCGACATACTCACTGACAAACTTAGATCCGACGGTATAACAACAGAGATCATACGTGGTGATGTGTCTGCGCCTCAGCGAACCGATATATTCAAACGCTTCCAAGAACAGGACAACCCCCGAGTTCTTGTTATCCAGCCTCAAGCCGCCGCACACGGTGTCACGTTAACAGCCGCTAACACTGTTGTGTGGTGGGGTCCAACAAGTTCCCTCGAAACCTACGCGCAGGCTAACGCTCGCGTGCACCGGTCAGGTCAAGACCACAAATGTACGGTCGTGCAACTCCAAGGGTCACCCGTGGAAAAGCGTGTTTACTCACTACTAGATAGTAGAATAGACGTACACACAAAAATGATCGATTTATATAAAGAATTGCTTGACTAGCCCACAACACGTAAGTAGAGTGAAAACCCCGACAGTTTTGTCGTGTGCGTAGGAGACTCAAATGAGTGAAGAAGCAGGGTTAGCTGAGAAGCTGACACGCGTTTATCTAAAAATCCGTGACGAGAAAGCCAAGCTGTCCGCGGAGTTCAAGGAAAAGGAATCTAGCCTTAACCAGCAAATGGATAAGGTCAAAACCGCTTTGCTTGAATACTGCAAGGAGCATGGTGTTGAAAGCGTCAAGACTTCTGAAGGACTCTTTTACCGTTCGGTGAAGACGAGGTACTGGACTAGCGACTGGGAGCAGATGCACAAGTTTGTGCTTGAGCATGAAGTTCCTGAGTTTATGGAAAAGCGCCTTAACCAAGCCAACGTAAAGACCTTCCTTGAAGAAAACCCCGACATTGTACCGAAAGGTCTCAATGTCGATTCCGAATACACAATCTCAGTAAGGAAGAAATCATGACTGGTCCATTCGTTCCAATCGAAGATGTAGCCAACCATTTTTCTGTATCGGTTTCCACGATCAGAGGCTGGGTACGTAAAGGGCATATCCCCAAGAACACCTACATAAAAGTAGGTAACACCTATCGTTTCTCTATCGATAACGTAGCTAGTGCTTTGACTCAACAGCACAACGATGTTGTTTCGTTCAACGAAGCACTGGGCGTTGATATGACGCGAGTTGCGGCTGATGGTTTAGAAGCCCAAGCAGAAGTCGATCCAAATCGACCGACGATCGATGATGAGCATTGGGATAAATTGGTTACTGCTCCTCTCGACGATGATGTCTGATGAACAGGATTAGCTTAAGTGGTGGGATGTTTAGAGTCATCCGAGATGGTAAAGAAGTGTGGGCAACGGAGGACACAATTAAGTTTGTTGTTGTGAACGCCGCCAAAGTATCACGCTCTTACTACGCCGGATTGTTTGACTCAAATAACCCGACAGCCCCCACGTGCTGGTCAGCGGATACTACACAACCATCGCCCGAAGTTCCTGAACACAACAGGCAAGCATCAAGGTGTATGGATTGTCCGCAAAATATCAAAGGGTCTGGTCAAGCTGGAGGCCGTGCGTGCCGATTTGCACAGCGTTTAGCGGTTGTTTTAGAAGATGATCTCAATCGAGTGTATCAACTACAACTACCTGCTACGTCGCTGTTTGGTCGTGCAACTGATGGAAAGATGCCAATGCAAGCGTATGCACAACAT